GTTCGTAGGGTGCTATTCGTAAATCGAGGGGGGTACGTTGGGCGGTAGGCATAGAACTCCGCTCTGGGGCTGTGAGCGGAGTTGTGTGTATGCAACGAGTGTGGTGGGTACACCACAGAGTGGGTACCCCCTTCTATACACCTTTACCCCAAGTACACACTCTATAAATCATATATATAAGTACAGACCTATTAATTCTTCAGGCTGACAGCCCCAGCTCGGCGTATGCGGCCTGGACCTTCAACGCCTGCGCAACGGCGTCGGCGCGCGCGTCATGCGCGACGCCTGCCTGGAAATCGGGACGGTCGTCAGGGCCGTTGGGCCATGCGAGGTCCACCACCGTGCGCACGTCGCGCCAGTTGCTGAAGAAGAATGGCCATGGCGCCTTGACGGCTTTGCAGGCGCTCTCGAGGATGATGCAGTCGAAGCTCGGGCTGTTGGCCCAGACGACCGTCGACGGCGCCAGCGACCTGTACGGGGCTCGTAGAGGCGACTGCTCGCCACGGTCAGTCGCATACCGGTTGAAGTCCGCCAGCGCCTGGAAGAGGCTGACGCTGTCTCCAGTGACCAGCGCTTTGATTGCCTCCGGCGACTGCTGCAGCCACCACTTCAGGGTGCCGCCGTCCACGCCCGGGCGCTGCTTCACGGCGTCCTCGATGTCGACGTTCCGGAGGAACGCTCGGTCGTAGAGTTCGTCCCAGGTGTTCAGGCGCTGGGGATCGAAGATCGTGGCGCCGATCGTGACGATGGGCGCGTTCGCGTGCGTCGCCAAAGTCTCGATGTCGACCATCACGCAGGACGATAGGTCAGGGGCAGCCACGGGCTGTGCCTCCTTAGGCGGAGGGAAGAAATCATTCATTGGGGGATCCGGTGGTTGGGACCGGCGGATCCTGATACGGCCCCGCGGGGGCTGTCTAGTTCTGGACGGGCGGGATGTAGCGCAGCCGACCGGTGATGGTCGTCTGCAGCTCCTGGTTGCTCTCGTGCGCTTTGCGCAGAGCCTTGAGCAGCTCGTCGCGCTGGGCTCTCAACCGCTGAATGTCTCGATCCTTGCCAGCGAGCGCTTCGCGCAAGCTGACGACATCCCCCAACCCGCGAAGGAGCGTGAGGATCTCGTCAGCCCAGGCGGGGGCTTTGAGTGTAGGGATGGACATGCCCCTGACGGTACCGGGCACCATCAGGGGCTGCCAATCAGCGCGTGGCAGGCGTGACCCATCAGGGCCACGACCACCAGCGCGCAGGTGAGGAAGGCGAGGCGACCGAGGGTTCTCACGGCCGCTCTTTCGCTACGCTTAGCGCAACAGCGGCGTCGTCCCAAGGATCGACTCGTTGCACCGCGAGGCGCTTCTGGACGGACTTGGACTCGCCCGCCGCGAGGGCGGCAGCGGCGATCTCTCGCGCCTCGCGGTCGTCGCAGTTCTCCCAATCGGTGAGTCTCGTTAGCACTGCTCTAAGCCTCTCAACCTGCGCGACCAGCCTCTCGACCTCGCAGCACTTCGCGTCGTAGTCGTCAAAATGCACATATGTGCCGTCATCCAGCGCAGCCATATCACATGAGCATTCGCCAAATGAGTCGTGGCAAAAATCGAAACGCGTGATGCTCATGTCTCGCCCTCTTTCTCAGGTGTCGCGGGCTTGGCGGCGGCGCGGCCGAGATCGCAGCCATCATCACTGCGCACGCCGTTAGATGCTTCTGGAATCTCTAGGTAGTTGAGCCACGGCGGCAACTGAATGCCACAACTACCGAAAAGCCCCTTCGGTTCGCGGTATCGGTTGGGCGCGAAGAATTCACAATCGCCGCAGTTCATGGCTTGACCTCCGGTTGCGCAGGTGACTGCTGTACACCGCCGCAAGTGCAAAGCCCAATGTCCCGGCGGCACGCAGTACACCGAATGCGGATGCTGCCTTCCTTCGGCCCCGCCTCGGGCGCAGCGGGCAACAGCGACTTTCCTTCCATAGTGCGCAAGCCAGATGGCTCGTCCATGTGTCCCTGCGAGGGCGCAGCGTCGTGCGGCAACCGGAACCCGTTGCCGTTCGGGTCGTGGTACTTGTTCCACACAACCTCGTCGCTAACGGTCATGTCGCAAGGGTCGCCCCACCCCCACATGACGCGCATGTCGGCCTTCACCTTCGCCAACTCCGCAACGTGCCGTAGGCACTGGGCACGCGCCTCGTCCAGTTGGGAGCGGAGTAGGTTCATCTCCCGCACAAGCGCCTCTACGAATTGGTCACTCATCGCTGTTCTCCTTGGCGGCGGGCGGCAGGGGGATGCGGTCAGACTCCGTTGTCGTGAACTTCGTGTTATGCGCCTCAATCGCGGCGCGGAGTTCGCCATACGCACGCAACATCCCGTTGAATGCGCGCTGCGCGTTGTCTCGTTCATAGCGCGCCTCTATCGCGGCGCGGAGGGCGTCGCGGTCGTCGCGCAACTTGTCGCGAATCTCCATCCACTCTATGCAGTGTCGGCGCTTCTCGGCCAACTCCGCACGCGCCTCGTCGCGCTCGGCCTTCGCCTTGGCCCACGCCTGCGCCAGCGGGGTGTCGTACAGGGCTTGCAATGCAGCCTTCGCCTCGTCCAGTTTGGCGCTGAGCGTCAACTTAGACGGGCAGCTGTGGAACGTGACGCCTGAATCGTTAAGGTGGTAGGCGCAGCCACATTCCGTGCAGATTCGCTCACTCATGGCCAGCTCTCCTCCACTTCGTACTCCCGGCCGTCGCTTTCCTCCACTTCGTATCCGTCGACTTCGTCGGCCTCTTCGCCGCATACGCGGCACTCGAAGTGCGAGCAGTCGCAGGTCCCGTTGGGGATGCTCGGGTCGCCATACCAGTCCTTGATGAACTTCCAGTCGTGGCCCTCGATGTCGCACTTATTTGGAATATTCACGGCTGAAACCTCCTTCCGCACTGAGCGGTAAGTCCTGACACCACTCAGCGGGAGTGGACATTTCGTCGAGCATGTATTCGAGAGCCTCGTCGGCTTCGTCCTCGGGGACGAGCGCGATGATTTCGTCGTGGCTCATCATCACGACAGGCCAGCGCGCGTCGATGATCAGCATCTTCTCGACGATCAGGTCTCTGCTCGAGCCTTGGCTGAAATGCTCCATCAGCGTTCCGCCCCACAGGCGGTGATAGACCTTGCCGCGGCGATAGCAGTAGTTGCCGTCGTCGTCGATGTGCATGTCCGGATACATCCGGAACGAGCCGTTGGGGTACCAGATCATGCCGTTCGCGGCATCGAATCTGATGTTGTTGCGGTACTCCATCACGCCTGCGCCGAGGCTCATGAAGCCCAGCGCCGCGTCGAAATCCTTCCACGAGGTCGGGATCTGGTGGTTGCGCGTCCGCCATCCATACACGGCGGTCTTGCACGTCTCGAGGGGTAGGTTGACCTTCATGCCCATCTGCCCACTCGCGAGCGTGCCTTGGTACTTGGGCGGGCCCATGCCGAACCCGAGACCAAGTACCAGAACCTTTCCACAGAAACGTTCGACCGGATGCTCGGTCTTGATCACTTCAAAGCCGAAGGTGCTGCTCGCTTCGCGGGCGTAGATGTCCACGCCCGTCGCGAACGCATCGAGAATCTGTCGTGCACCCGCGAACCAGGCTGCTTTGCGTGCCTCGATCTGGCCGGAGTCCGCCACGACGAGCACGTAGCCCTCGGGCGCTCGGATCGCTCTCCGTAGCGTCGACCCACGCGGAAAGTTCTGCATGTTCATTCTGTTGGCGCCGCCAAAGCGCATCGTGTGCGCTGCGGCCAGCCCATATCCAACGGGCAGCTTGCCTGTCGAGCCCGCAAGGATCAGGCGCGAGGCGCGCGTGCGGATCAGTGTGCTCTTGACCTGAAGGCGCGCGTTCGCGAGGTTGCGCACGCGCTCATCCTCATGCGTCAGCAGGTCCTGGAAGTCTTCGTCCGACTTGGCGAACGCAAACGTGCGCTTGCCGGTCTTCTTCGAGATCTTCGTAGGTACTTCCACGCCGTAGCTCTCGAGCTTGGTTGCGACGATCGGATTGCTGCCGAGCTGCTTCTCGGTCATGCCCGCCAGCGCGATCGCTGCAGCCATCTCCTGTTCGGCCTCGACGCGTGCAATCTCTGCCAGCTCGAGATTGACCTCGAGTTTGGCTTCGACGAACATGCGCAGTGTCAGGTCGATGAGCTTGCGCTCGCGATCTGGCAGCAGGCCCCAGAACTTCTTGTAGAGCGTATGCGTCGAGTCGACGTCGTGGTTGTTGTATTCCTCGACCATCGCTCTCATCGACTGCGGGATCTCCCGCAGGCCCTTCATCTTCGACAAAACGTCGGGCTTGGTCTCCATCGCGAAGAACGTGCAGATCTCGTCGAGCGAGTGGCCCTTCGGCCGCCCCTGCAGCAACACACGCGAGGCGAACAGCGTGCAGGCGTATTCCTTCGGCTTGATGCCGAAGTGTTCGGTCATGATCAGCGCATCGAACAGCGCGTTGTGCGCCACGAAGCGCGTCTTGGTCCAGTCGATGGTCTCGAGTAGCACGCGAACTTCGCTCTCACCCACTGCGTGCTTCGTCACCATGCCTGTGGCGGACCCACATACGGATACGCTGAGCACCAGGAAGCGCTTGTCGCGAACGTATTCGGAGTAGGACAGCTTCTTGAGCGTGAAGTCCTTGTCGAAGAACGTCTCGAAGTCGACGATGGCGTAGTCGAGAATCATTCTTGGTGTCCTGTTGGTGGCGGTCGATAAGACCAACCGGTAACTGGGGCTGCATGCTTTGGAATCCACGGTGCTGGCTCTCCACCACCGCGCATTCCAAAACATTCGCTCTCAACCACTGCGCGCTCCTGGCCCCTCCGGGGGCCACAACGAAAAAACCCCCGCGCCGCCCTCCGTTGTTGGGAGGACGACACGGGGGCTTCCGGCTTTGTCTGTGGGCCGGCACCGCGGACTACATTTGGTATAGCGCCTGTCCTCGCGCTGGTCTCGGGCTGGTGGTGGGTGTGCGTCCACACCCACCATTGCCGCCTGAGATGGTTACGCGGCGATGCCGAACTCGTCGCCGATGAGCCGCGACGTCACGTCGTTGCTGTGCTTCGGGGCCTCGACCTCGTTCTTGTGCTGCGCCGCATACGCCTCGGTGAGGCGCTTCGCAGCGTAGTCGCAGACCTTCTGCGTCTGACGGTCCCAGTCGAGGTTGATGGTCATGCCGGACTCGATGAGGGCGAGCTTGTGGATCGCGGCCTCACGGAACGCCTGACGCGCACGCGACAGGTTGCCGTTGATCCGCTCGTCCTCGGCCGTGTCCTGACCCTGTCCGGCGAGGTACTGCGCGCGATCGAGCGCATCCTCGATCTGCTTCGTGGCGTTGCAGGCGTTCCACGTCAGCGCGCTGTCGAACAGCGTGCGCATCGCGTACAGGAAGTTGTTGTTCGTGTACTTGTCGCCGGCGGCGTACGTCTCGGCCAGCCCCTTGAACTGGAGGCCCAGCTCCTTCGCCAGCGCCTTGTCGGACTCCTCGAGCTTCGAGACCGCGGTGCGCAGGCGCTGCGGGGCATCGACGCTGATCTTCCTCACGAATGAGGTGAGCGCCGAGTAGCGCCCGTTCTGCATCGTGAAGCCGTTGATGTACCACGCCTTGGGAGCGGCGGGCGCATCCGAGTTCGGCTCCGGGTTCTCCGTGTTCGTGCGCGCGATGACGCCCTCGGGGGTGCCGCTGAGGCCCGGCTCGGTGGTCGGGGTGAAGCCATCGGCGAGAACGGTGTTGTTCTGCATGATCTTGATTCCTATGAGATGAGGTTGTTGAGAACAGTGATCGACAAAATCAAACGACGTTGAAAGGATCGCGGGACTCGAAAGTGATGCGGCTGTAGAGCTTGTCGGCCGCCTCTTCGTCGTCCTCGGCGTCACACAGCAGCACGAGTGGGTCGTCATCGTTGCTGGTGAGGAGGGCCATCACCCTCGGGTTCGAGAGGCTTACGGCATTGAGGCTCGCCATCATGGATTTGCTGGACATTCGGTATCTCCTGCGCCCTGAATGGGCACGGCGAAACCCCGAGCCTTTAGTGGCCCGGGGTTCGTCGATTACTGAGGCGCTTTCGGGGCGCGACGGTGGGGCTTGAAGCGCCAGCCGGCCTCCCACTTCTCTTCGGCTTCATGCAGCATGCAGCGCAGTGAGGCGGCGAGTTCTGCGTGGGTGATGAGCCCGGTAGCGCACTGGTCTAGGATGCCGAGGCGGTTGGCGTGCTCGCGCACGATCTGTTCGATCTCCCACGCCTTGATCTCGGCCGCGGTCGGCAGGGGTGTTTCGAGGCCGGTGATCTCGTCGATGTAGGTGCCGGTCATGTCAGGTCTCCAGTGCGGTGCGCTTGCCGAGGCGCATGTGGTGGATCGCGCGGTGATTCAGCAGGCGTGCGGTGTTCACGCACATGCGGGTGAGGCCTTCCGAAGGCGTGTAGCTCGGGCTACGCGAGTCGCGGAGGGCGTGAATGGTTTCGACGGCGCAGTGGCGCAGCTTGCCGGCTTCGTAGAAGCACTGGTCGCGGAATTGCACGGTCTTCTCCTAGGCCCAGAGGACGCGATCAGCGTCGATACGCTGACGCAGGTTGAGTTCGCGCATTGCGGCCGCCAGCGTCTGCTGATGGCTAAGACGCGAGGCGAGTTCCATCGTGTAGCAGTCGCCGTCCATGACGACTGTCTCGACGGGGCGGCTGTAGCCCTCCGTTTTCTCTCTGAGGACGGCGATGAATTCGCGCAAGTCGTTGGTGCTGATGCAGTCGAAGGACATGGCACTCTCCTCAAGGCGCGGCGAGGATGACGAGGCCCACGATGGCGATGGCGCCCCAGCAGGCAAACGGAACGAGGTCGTACGCGATACGATCGGTCGAAGGGAAGTTCATGATGATTCTCCAGATGCCGGTAGTGGCATGGAGAAACCCCGAGAAGGCTGGCGACTGCCAGCCTTTCCCGGGGATCAATTCACTCGGCGAGTGGGTCGGCCTGTTCGCGCGCGTACGCGCTATCGGCGTGGAAGGGCTCGACGTAGTCGTAGACGCCGTCCTTGATGGCGGAGTTGTCAGGCCAGACCACGACGCTGTCGTCGAAGCGGCGCTGGACCTCGGCGTCAAGGACATCGAGTGCGCAGTCGATGATCTTGTGGTTTAGCGTGAGGCAGTGGGCGTCGCACAGCTCGTTCAGGTGGAGGCTGATTATGCTGAGGAAGTAGTGGGCGCGATCGAGGGTCGTCTGGTCGATGGTGCTGAGACTCATGGTCTTCTCCTAGTAGAGGCAGTCGGCGGTGTTGTAGGGGTCGCAGCCGAACGTGTAGCCCGGCATGACAGGGACGACGATGGCGTCGAGGCCAACGAGGCGCATCTCGTTGGCGGCTTCGGCGGCCATGTCGAGAGGGCGAGGATCGAGGTGAACGATGACGCCGGTGGCGATGAACTTGACGCGTACGCTGAACATGGCAGTCTCCAGAATGGTTGGTAGTGGCACGACGAAACCCCGAGCCACTGAGGCCCGGGGTTCGGCGGTTAGATTGCGAGCACTTCGTCGAGGGTCATGGGCGGGAAGCGGCGGTCCCACTCGGCGAAGAGGGCGTCGAGGTGCGCATGCTCGGCTTCGAGCGTCATGATGTCGCTACCGTCGAGATCGTCGAGTGCCGCAGCGCCGTTCTGTGAGATGAAGGCGGCGGTGTCCTGGATGTCGACGAGGAGATCTTCGACGCTGAGGCGCGCGAGGCTGTTGAGGTCGGTCATGGTCTTGCTCCTAGGGATGTGGTGATACGTCTAACCCACCGCGCCACTGCGATCCCAGTGACTAAGCAGGCTAATTACCCAACGCACCCTCGAGCGCAGCTACGAAGTAGCTGCGTGACCGCGCTACGAGGTAGCCAAGCCACTAAGTCACCCAGTGGCGCGAGTTCTTCACAACGATGAATTTGGAAGAAGGTCCCTTGGCGACTACGAGTTCCGAATTCCGGTTCTTCGGGAGCCGAGGTTTGCGGACGCGGTGACTTAGCAGCTTTGCCACGTATGACCAATGAGGTCCCGGATAGCGGATTGTTGAAAAAATTTTTAGTTTTCATATGCGCGTTTGCTCGCCTATCCGGCGTAAGGCGTTGAACGAGCAGCCCCGACTTAGTGCAGCTAAGGTGGCCGCCCATGAAAACCAAGCAATGCCCGTCGTGCAAACGGACGCTTGACCGCCAGAGAGACTTCTACCGGATCGAGACACCGAAGATCACGCGCACGTCGTCCTACTGCCGACGCTGCTCGTCGGACAAGGTCATGGAGCGCTGGCGCGCCCGCCGACTGCGGAACATGGAGAAGGTCGTGGCGCACCTCCAGTCGAACGCCTGCGTCGACTGCGGCGAGGAGGACTGGCGCGTTCTGGAGTTCGACCACCGCGAACCATGCCTCAAGGTCGACGCGATCACGAATCTTGTGAACCGCGTCCCATGGAACCGAGTGAAGGCCGAGATGGAGAAGTGCGAGATCAGGTGCGCGAACTGCCACCGACGCAAGACCCAGGTCGACTTCGGCCACTACGCCTACCTGAACCTACCGACAGGAGTCCTGCACTGATGGACGAAGCCGACACCAGCGACCGCTTCGAGGCCATGCGGACCATGACCTTCGATACTTTCCTCCAGAACTGCGTGGTCGACGCCATGACAAACGACGCGCAACACGTCAGTTTCACCATGAACTACCGCGGCAACGTCGTCGAAGCCGAGTTCAACATCAAGCGCGTCATAGTCCCTGGGTTCACAGATACCAAGCACTGAGGAGTGCCCATGCAAACCGAGTCTTTCAAGGTTCCGCAGCTCAAGCTCCGCGACATTAAGTCGTTCGAGGACCTCTTCGCGAACATGCCGCCGGAGGGCATGAGCGGAGTCGAGTGCGGCGTATTGGATCATCAGGGCCAGGAGGGTGCAGTGTTCATCATCCTCGGCCCGGATACGTCGCTGCTCGCCGGGCACATCGCTAATTTCGTGAACGAGCTGTTCAACGCCGCGTCGAGCGGCCTCGAACTCGGCGACTCGGACGACGAGTAGCCGCATGCCGGACTACACGGCCATCACCAACGACCTCTCCCACAAGGAGCGACTCTACGTCCAGGCCAAGTTAAAGGGCCTGGACGAAAGGGCTGCCGCTGCTGCTGCGGGCCTGTCGGTGACGTCGGCGGTCATCAAGCGCTGCCAACCAGTGCTCGAGGAAGCGCGCCGCCTGGACGCCGCTGAAGTCGGCATGACGCGCGACAAGCTGTACGACATGCTCATGGAGGCGTGGCGAATGTGCGTCGACGCCAAGGAGATGGTGCTTGTAGCACGCTCGCTAGCCGAGCTATACGGCCTGAACGCAGCCAAGAAGATCCAGGTCGAGCAGAACAACACGACCACCGTGCGCGTCGAGCAGCTCAAGGGCATGACGCTACAGGAGCTGGAGAAGCTCGCCGGCCGCGAGATCGTGGACGCGGAGTTCACGGTGCAGAAGCAGCTCACGAATGGCTAGAGCCCACCGGAAGCAATTCCACGACCCCTGCCGCCGCTGCATCAAGGCGGAGGCCGGGAAGGAAGATCCTCGGCATCTGTGCGATCCGTGCTCTGCCGCCGCGAACTCCGCGTACGAGATCCTAAACCACCTGCGCGAACACCGCGACGAGATGCCGGACTGGATCGAGCGAGTGTCGGAGGCCATCGGCGCGCAGCCTCATAGGGCCTCCTCCGCCCTCGGCAAACTCATCGAGGACGTCCGCGACCGCGGGGTGATCCGCAACACGGTGCTGCGCCGCCTTGGAATCAAGGCCCCAAAAGAGGGTACGCCCGCCCAGCGCATCAAGCTCACCGCGCCGAAGGAGCGGCTGCACGTACCGAAGAACGCGCTGAAGGATGGCCAGCCGCTCCTCGACCGCGCCGTGCGCATGATCGAGAGCGGAATCGTCCCGGCCCGACCCATCGAGCGCCAAGTCACTGAGTCACTTAGCCCTAAGTCACAGCCCACCCAGCAGCAAAGTGACGCAGTGACTAAGGAACTGGCCGAGCGGGAGCTGGCCCGGCGCAAGCTGCTGCGGTTCGTCCTGCGCATGTACCCGGAGTACAAGGTCGGCTGGTTCAACATTGACCTGTGCGATCGGCTGGAGAAGTTCCTCCAGGACGTGATCGACCGCAAGAGCCCGCGACTGATGCTCAGCGTGCCGCCGCGCCACGGGAAGAGCTTCATCGTCTCCGAGAAGTTCCCGGCCTGGGCGCTGGGGCGCAACCCATCGCTGGAGTTCATCTCGACGTCGTACGGTCAGTCCCTGGCGAACGACTTCTCGTACAAGGTCCAGAACCTGCTGCAGATGCCGGAGTACCGCTCGGTGTTCCCGGACTGCGAGCTGGAGGAGGGAAGGTCGTCCATCGAGTCGTGGCGCACCACGAAGGGCGGCCAGTACCACGCCGTCGGCGCGGGCGGGCCGCTGACCGGCCGCGGCGCCCACGTCCTGAACATCGACGACCCGATCAAGAACCGCGAGGAGGCCGACAGCGCGAACATCCGCCAGTCGCTCTACAACTGGTACACGTCCACGGCGTACACCCGCCTGATGCCGGGCGGCGGGGTGCTGATCACCCAGACCCGCTGGCACGACGATGACCTGATGGGCCGGCTGGAGGCGGAGTTCAAGGTAGCGCTGCGCCAGCTCGCCGACACCGGCGTGTTCCCGGAGGACGCTGACCGCTGGGAGATCATCTCGTACCCGGCGATCGCCACCCAGGACGAGGAGCACCGGAAGCGCGGCGATGCGCTGCACCCAGGCTGGATGCCGCTGGGCGAGTTGCTGAAGCGCAAGCGCGCGCTCGGCCCGCGCGACTGGTCGGCGCTGTACCAGCAGAACCCGGTGCCGGACGAGGGCGGGTACTTCAAGCCCGGGTGGATCCGGTACGCCGACACGATGCCGAAAACCGACACGCTGGCGATATACGCGGCGGTCGACTTGGCGGTGTCGAAGAAGGAGACGGCGGACTTCACGGCGATCGTCGTGGTCGGCGTGGACCAGCTCAACAACATCCATGTGCTCGACCTGCGCCATGGGCGCTTTGACTCGATGGAGATCATCGACCAGCTCTTCGACGTCTGGAAGGTCTGGCGGCCCCGCCTGATCGGTATCGAGGAGGGTGCCATCGCGTCGTCCATCGGACCGTTCCTGAACAAGCGCATCCAGGAGGAGCAGATCTGGGAGATGGCGATCGAGCCGCTGAAGATCCGCCGAATGGATAAGGAGGCTCGCGCCCGGTCGATCCAGGGTCGCATGAGCCAGGGGAAGGTGTTCTTCCCGAAGAATGCGGAGTGGACGCCGACTCTGGTCAACGAGCTGCTGCGGTTCGGGCAGACGGCGCACGACGACTGCGTGGACGCGCTGGCATGGATCGGACAGATGCTCGAGACCATCGTGGCGCCCGAGGCGCCGACCCGGCAGAAGACCGAGAGCTGGCGCGACAAGCTGCACAAGTTCGCCGGCGAGCAGGAGAGCGGGTCGTGGATGGCGGCTTAGATTGCAGCCCCGATGCCGGAAGCCTGAGAGTAGGAAGCTACACGCCCTAGCGGAACCAAATGCTCAACGCAAGCCCGGTGTCACCCACTCCAGCGGAGTCAGAAGAGGCCCGACGCCAAGGCGCGAAGGATCTCTCTGACGAGCTGTACATCGTCACGTCACAGTGGCACGGGTACACCCGCGCCCGCGACAACGGGCACCTGAACTACATCCGCGACGCGAAGCTGTACGACAAGTACTACTACGGCGACCAGTGGGCCGACGACGTCCTGTCGGAGCTAAAGGCGTCGCGGCGCCCGGCGCAGACCGTCAACATGATCCTGTCGACCGTCAACGCGGTCACCGGTGAGTACCTCGCCACGCGCCAGGACATCGACGTCAAGCCGGTCGACAAGGACGCGGACGAGAGCACGGCCGGCGCGCTGTCGAAGGTGATCCACCAGATCCTGCACGACTCCCACTCGAAGTATGTGGAGAAGCAGGTGTTCATGGATGGCGTCATCCAGGACCGCGGATACTTCGATATCCGCATGAACTACGAGGACAACGTCTTCGGCGACATCCGCGAGAATGCGCTGGACCCGATCGACGTGCTGCTCGACCCGGGTGGTCGGGACTACGACCCGAAGACATGGGCCGAGATCTACACCACGCGGTGGATGACGCCGGACCAGATCGAGGAGATGTACGGGAAGGAGCTGGCCGACAAGATCCGCTTCGTCGATCCGGGCATCAGCTTCGGCCTCGACTCCATCGAGTTTGACCCGTCGACGTTCAGCGGTCGCGACGCGTTCTACACCGCCGGACCGATCGGCTTCCAGTACCGCGAGGACTGGAAGCAAGTGCGGCGGGTGCGCGTCATCGAGCGCCAGTGGTACAAGATGTCGCAGCGATCGTTCTTCCTTGACATCGCGACTGGCGATACGTCGCCGGTGCCGGACGGCTGGGACAATACCCGCGTCCAGCGCGTCATCGACGCGATGGCGAAGGAAGGGCAGGAGATGGAGATCATCAAGCGCAACGTGCGACGCGTGCGCTGGACGGTCTCGTGCGACAAGTTCCTCGTGTTCGACAAGTGGTCGCCGTACAACCGCTTCACGATCATCCCGTTCTTCCCGTACTACCGCCGCGGCAAGCCGTTCGGCATCGTGCGCAATCTCATTTCGCTGCAGGACATCCTGAACAAGGTCTCGTCGCAGGAGATCCACGTCGTCAACACGACGGCAAACAGCGGCTGGCTGGTCCAGACCGGCGCACTGAAGAACATGACAGTGCAGCAGCTCGAACAGGTCGGCGCCAAGACCGGCCTCGTGATCGAGTACAACAAGAGCTTCGAGGCGCCGGCGAAGATCCAGCCGAACTCGGTACCGCAGGGTCTCGAGCAGATCAGCCACAAGGCGATGGTTTACTTCCGCGAGGTCAGCGGCGTCAGCGACGCCATGCTCGGCCAGCCGGGCCGAGAGATCAGCGGCCGGGCGCTGGAGTCGAAACAGCAGCGCGGGCTTCTGCAGCTCGATCTCGTCTTCGACAACCTCGCGTACACACGCCAGTTGCGCGGCGAGTTCATGCTGGAGTTGATCCAGACGTTCTATAAGGACCCACGCATCATCAAGATCCTCGCGCACGACGTCGAGGAAGGCGAGCAGCAGAAGGAAATTCTGCTCAACGCTCAGGTCGCCGCCGACGAGATCGTGAACGACGTGACGTGCGGGAAGTACGACGTCGTCATTACCAGCCGCACATCGAAGGACACCGAGCAGGACTCGATCTTTGCCCAGCTCATTCAGCTGCGCGAAGTCGGCGTCAAGGTGCCGGACTTCACCCTCATCGAGAACTCGAACCTGGAGAACCGCAAGGAAGTCGCGGACTGGGTACGGAAGCTCGAAGGCGCGGCCGCGCCGACGCCGGAAGAGATCCAAGCCGCGCAGCAGGCGCAGGAGATGGAGTTGCAGATGCAACTCGCCGCGATCGACGAAAAGCGCGCCAAGGCGCAGATGCTCATGGCGAACGCGCAGTACTTCATGGCGCAGGCCCAGGCGCTGCCGGGCCAACAGCAGGCAGAGATGATGAAGATCGGCATGGAGATGCGGACGCGCGTCGAAGAGATGCAGCAGGAGATGGAGACATCGCGGCGCGAACTCCTTACTCGACTCACCATCGCCCAGAAAAAGAGCCAGACGGAGACGTACACCGCCGGGCTGCAGACGATTGCCAAGAGATTCGAGACCGAGGCCAAGGAGCGCATCGCGAACACGCGCTCCGAGTCCCGGATTACATCGAAGAGAGTCTAGAACCACCAGCGAGGATTAGACGATGCCAGACGCAGCACCGCCGGCCGCACCGCCGGCCCCGACCGATATTCAGATCCAGGACCCGGTCAGCGGCCAGAAGGTCTCGGCCTTCCTCGGCAGCGACTTCAGTGACCAGGATGTGTCCACCGCGTCGCCCGAAGATCGCGGCGACGTGTTCGAGCCGCAGCCGGATGAACCGTCCAACGTCGTCGTGCGCGAGCGCAACGATAAGGGCCAGTTCGTAAAGCCTGACGAAAAGCCGGCCGACCCGCCCGCGGATCCTCCGGCCGACCCGCCCGCGGATCCTCCGGCCGACCCGCCGGCCGACCCGGTCGTGCCGCCCGCGGATCCTCCGGCCGACCTGCCGGCCAAGGGGAAGGACAACCCGATGATCCCCCGCGCGCGTCTCAATCAGGAGATTGAGAAGCGGCGGAAGCTGGAAGCTGAATTGGCCGCGCTCAAGGCGACCCCGCCTGCGCCGGCCGACCCGGCCGCGCCAGCTCCAGCCCCGGTGTACGACTTCGGAGCCAAGGAATCGGAGTACATCCAGCTCCTGACCGAAGGCGCGCTCGATAAGGCGGCCGCCCTGCGGACCGAGATCACGGCCGAGACGATCAAGCAGATCACTGAGACCGTCGGCAAGCAGGCCGAGGAGCGGGCGGTCCAGCGCGTCGAGGCGAATTCCGAGAACGCGCAGATAGAATCGATCGCCAACGACTACGCGGCGAAGTACCCCCAGCTCGACACCAACAACGAAGAGGGGTTCGATCAGTCGCTCGTCGACGAGATCAAGGTGTTCTACGCCGGGTACACCACGCAGTACGGCCGCATCCAAGCTTTCCAGAAGGCGTGCGAGGCGGCGATCAAGCTGCGCGGACTGGAGATGGGCGGCACGACCGCGGATCCGCCGGCCCCGCCGGCCCCGCTACCGAAGCCAAGCGGTACGGCGAAAGCCGTGCGGGACGCGGCGGCCGCGGCGCGCAGCCAGCCTCCAGTACTGTCAAGGAACGGCACTGGCGACAACGCGGCTGCTGGCGGGTACGCGAATATCGACGTGCAGAACCTGACTGCCGCCGAGATGGACGCACTCCCTTCCGAGATCCTTGCGCGACTGCGCGGCGACTACATGTAGTCGCGTCGCCCGTGCGGAGCACACACTCCGCACGGGCTGCAGCCCCGCGCTGAATCTGCGTTAATCACGCACAGCACTTGATCTCGCTGCGTTAAGTCGAGATCAGCCGGCCCACTTCACGGGCACATCGCCAGTTCGACTGCGTTAAGCCGAACGATAGCCCTCGCTCTCATCGGATTCTTAACCCTACACGCCCCCGGAAGGGGCAGGAGTTGAACTGTGTCGATTACGAATTTCAGTCTCCTCACGTCGAACCAGAAGACCCTCTGGGCGCGCGACATGTGGAAGATGGCTCGCAACCTGAGCTTCATCAACAAGTTTGCGGGCACTGGCCCGAACGCATGCGTGCAGCGCGTGACCGAGCTGCGCAAGGACGAGAAGGGCACCCGTGCGGTGATCACCCTGATCGCGGACCTGCTGGGTGACGGTGTCGCTGGCGACACGGCCCTGGAAGGCAACGAAGAGGCCGTCAAGTCGTACGAGCAGACGATCCGCGTGGATCAGCTCCGTCACGCGAACCGGCATCAGGGTCGCCTCGCCGAGCAGAAGTCGGTCGTCAACTTCCGCACCGAGTCGCGCGATGTTCTCGCGTACTGGCTGTCGGACCGTATCGACCAGATGGCGTTCCTGACGCTGGCCGGCATCACGTTCGACAAGAAGACGAATCTCGCCGCGCGCACCGGCTCCGCCCTGACTTCGCTGGAGTTCGCGGCTGATGTCACGGCCCCGTCGACGAACCGCTACCTGCGGTGGTCGGCCTCGGGTTCGGGCTCGCTGCTCGCGGGCGACACGACCTCGGTCGCGGCCTCGGATACGCTGTCGTACGGCGCCCTCGTCCGCATCAAGGCGTACGCGAAGACGCAGTACCTCCGCGGCATCCGCGGTGCTGGTGGTGACGAGTTCTACCACCTGTTCGTGACCCCGCAGGGCATGAGCCGCCTCAAGCTCGATCCGGACTTCCTGGCGAACGCTCGCTGGGCGCAGGCCGGCAAGGGCGATGCGTCGATCACGCAGGCGGGCACGGGCTCCAGCGTGATGGTCGATGGCATCATGATCCACGAGTACCGCCACGTTCCTAACACGCTGGGCCTCGCCAGCGCGTCGAAGTGGGGCGCGGGCGGTCTGGTCGACGGTCAGGCGGCGCTGTTCTGCGGCGCGCAGGCCCTCGCGATGGCTGACATCGGCGACGCCGAGTGGGTCGAGAAGCTCTTCGACTACGAGAACTCGCCGGGCATCAGCACGGGCAAGATCTTCGGGTTCCTCAAGCCGAAGTTCACGTCCATCTACACGGGTACCACCGAAGACTTCGGTGTCATCCGCCTCGACACGGCCATCTAAGGAGTACTGAGCATGGCGATCACGATTGATTATGGTCGGCAGTGGGCGCTCGAAGCGACCGTGTCGTTTGCTTTCGGCGACCTGACGTCAGGCGCTGCGACGGATGCCGTCAAGCTGCCGCCGGGTGCGGTGGTTCACGGCGGCCGCGTGTACACGGACACGGCGTGGAACTCGGGCACCAGCGACACCCTGTCGGTCGGTGACTCGGTCTCGGCGACCCGGTACATCAACGCCTCGGCTACCGCGCTGCGGACCGCGGCGCTGAACACCGAGTTCGCGTCGACGGCGAACGGCTTCAAGTACGCCGCGGGCGGCACCATTCAGGTGACCATCACTCGCGTCGGTACGGCAGCCACGGCAGGTGCGGCCCGCATGTACGTCCGGTACACGAACGACACCCGCGCGAACGAAGTCCAGCAGTAGAGCGACTGACCCCGTAAGGCCGGGGTGTGGTTTCTTGCCGGTGGTAGGCCTTCGTCGGGGGAGTGATCCCCCGACGCTTTTGCCACCGGTGCCCCCAACAAGGAAGAGACATGGCCTTCATTACCGCCCGCAAAGACCTCTACGTCATTACGAAGATGGGTCACTCGTTCCGCGTGACCGCGAAGACCCCTAAGGAAGTTCCTGACATCGTCCTCGACGCCGCGCTCGAAGCGGGTTGCGTCGAGTGCGACGCCGTCGGCAACCTGATTCTGCGCGATGACGTGCAGGAGACGGAGACCGCGGCGGCACCGCTGGAGCCGAACGAAGCGCTGCTGGCCGAGGTCCCGGTGCTGAGCGCCGAGGATCGCCAGGACGAAGAGAAGCGCCGCGACGCCGTCGTAGCCGCGATCAAGTACCTGCTCGAGGTCGGCGACCCGAAGGACTTCCGCAAGGACAACACCCCGAAGGCGGCCTCGCTCGCGCGAGTGCTCGGCTTCGATGTGACTGTCTCCGAACTCCTGCAGGCGTTCACGATCGTCCAGAAGGAGTAGTCCGTGGCTGTCCCTGCATCTGCACTGATCAGCACGATCCGTGATCAGCTGCAGGACACCGACGCCGGTGCGTACCGCTGGAGCGACGCAACGCTCCTGCGGTACCTCAGCGAAGGCGAGCGCGAAGTCGTGAGCTGGCGTGCGGACGCCAACACGATCGAGGCGCTCCACGTCGTCTCCAACACAAACCCGCGCCGCGCCTGCCCGGCCGACAGCATCTCGCTCGTCACGGTCGTGTGCAACGCGACGTCCGATAACAGTCGCGGCGGCGCCATCCGGCGCATCCTGGCCGACATCCTCGACGCGGTAGACCCGAAGTGGCGCAGCGCCACGGCGCCGACCAGCCGAGACGCAGACGCGTTCTATGACGGGTACGTCCACGACCCCCGCGAGCCGAACGTGTTCTGGCTCTACCCGCGCCCTCAGTCCGGACAGAACGTGTACCTGACGTACGTGCAGCAGCCGGCGCAGCTGACGCTCACATCGTCGGATATGAACATCAACCAGCAGTACCACGTTGCCGTAACCGAGTGGGCACTGTTCCGCGCTCTCTCTAGCGAGGGCCGATACTCGCAGCCGGCGATCGGGAAGCAGCATTTCGAGTTGTTTGCCAGCACGCTGAAGCTGAACCAGCAGGAGTACCGCACGCTAGTGCGCCGCTCCGCTGACGTGGAGAAAGGCCCGTGACCGATATCAGCATCTTCCGTCCTGAGCTGAAGCTCGCGGCCGCCGGCCTGCCCGAAGTCATCTGCGACCGTATCGCGTGGCGCACGCTCAACGACTGGTTCCAGAGTACCGAGGCATGGAAGGTCGAGCTGACCGATCCAATGGACTACGACCCGTCCGTGACGACGTACGACCCGTCGCTGTTGCTGCCCACGGGCGCAGCAGCTGCGCGCGTCGTATCGGTGCGGTGGCGGCCGGACTCGACGAATTCGATCAACTCATACGGCCAGTGGTCGCCAGGGTCGAACAACAAGAAACTGCGCTTCTTCACCCGCGAGGCGCTCGACGCGAAGTGGCCGGGCTGGGAGACGGACGTTGACCTCCGACCGTGGCGCTATACGTCGGAGACCTCCGGCACCGCGCGCTTGCACCCAGCCGCCCTGCAGTATGTCCCGTCTGCCGTCGAGATGACGGTGGCTTGCACCATTGCCGCAGGTTTCACAACGTTCCCGGATTGGATGTACCAGAACTTCGTCGAGCAGCTGCTGCCAGGTATGTACGCGCGCCTGTACCTCATGCCGAAGAAGGACTGGTCCGACCTCAAGCTCGGCGCCGCGTACAAGGCGGAGTTCGAGGCCAGCATGCGCTCCGTCAAGAGCGAAGCCGAGTCGGACTACGGGCGGCCGACGCTCGAAGTATCGTACGGCGGGTTGTAACCCATGACGAAGTTCGTCATGCAGGGCTTCAGCGGAACGCGTCCCAAGCTGTCGCAGCGACTGCTTGCGGATAACGATGCTGTGGTTGCCGAGAACGCGCGAATCGAGACCGGCGAGGTCTTCGGGTGGAACAATCCGTCGAGCGTACACGCCCTGTCTGGCGCCACCCCCCGCCGCACGATCTACAATTTCGGCACCGCGGCCAGCCCTAACTGGCTGAGCTGGGCGACAGACGTCGACGTGGCGAAGTCGCCGATCGTCGGAAATGTCGACCACCGCACGTACTACACCGGCGACGGCGTCCCAAAGACGATCAACGATGCGCTGGTTGCGGCCAACTCCTGGTACCAGCTCGGGCTTCCCGCGCCAGTCGTCGCTCCTACCCTAGCCGCGCCGGCGCTGAACACCAGCGGCACGGTCGACGGCAACATGACGCGCACGACCGCGATCGTGACGTTCGACCCGCCGGGCACCATCTTCACGCAGAACAGCCACAGTGCCGACACGTTCGCGCGCGGCGCGACGTCGGCGATTACGCAGCGGTTTCTGTTCTCGAAGTTCGTTATTGGTACCGTTCTGAACGTCAAGGAAGTCCTCGACGACAATACGTTCGTGATCGAAGAGCTGAACGGCGGCGTCGTTATCACCGAGGGCGACACGTTCGAGGCAGGGTGGCTGGTTGAGCCGTACAGCGCAGTCATCCCAGCCGCTGTTCACGGACACATGTCGCTCCCGAGCGGCATGCACTGCACGATCACCAATCACGGCCTCCGCAAGGGCGACACGTTGACAGTGACTGCCGTGAGCGTCGTCCCGCAGTGGGACGGCTGGCGCGGCAAACTGACGACCGGATCCACCGCGTCGCTCACCGGCCCGCAAGAGTTCACTCCGCAAGACGCGACCGGCAACGTCAGCTTCGACGTTTATACGAACTGGTCGTTCTCGGTACAGCGCGATCAGGCAGCGGTGGCAGTCCGCGAATACGTCTTCACCTGGGTCACGGATCTGAGCGAGGAGAGCGCGCCGAGCTTGCCGACTGACCCGCTCCTCGTCATGGACGGCGACGCCGTGACGATCTCGGGCTTCGGTACCGCGCCATCCACGGATCGAGTGATTTCAAAGATCCGCATCTACCGCACCGTTACTGGCACGAACGCGACCGCGTTCCAGTTCGTCGCGGAAATCAACGCCGGTGTCGGAACGTACATCGATACGCTGCTCGACACCGAGCTTGGCGAAATCCTGCCGTCAGATGCGTGGGATCCGCCGCCGTCGGACCTGATCGGAATCATCTCGACGCCAACGGGGTTCATGGCAGGCTTCAGCGGGAATATGCTGTGCTTCTCGGAGCCGGACTACCCACACGCATGGCCGACGGAATACCGGTTCGCTACCGACTGGCCGATCGTCGGCATCGCGCAGGTAGGGCAGACCGTGTTCGCGATGACGGAGGCGATGCCGTACGCCGCGTCTGGCATCCATCCGCGCAACATCGCACTGCGACGGATCGAGGCGCACGAAGCCTGTGTCTCGAAGCAGTCGATCGTCGTCTGGGCGGGGTACGCGTACTACGCTAGCCCTAACGGCCTGATCAAGATCAACGAGTACGGCCCGGTGAACCTCACTGCCGAGCTGTACACCCGCGAGCAGTGGCAGGCGCTGACACCGTCCACCATCGACGGCAAGATCCATAACGGTCGCTACATCGGCGTGTGGGGTGCCCCAGGTGCCGGTGGGATATTCATCCTCGACCTGAGCAAGCCGCAGCAGGGCATCGAGACATTCAGCGGCTTCTACTATGGCGGGTACACCGAGCCGAGTAACGGCGACCTATATCTGTCCGATGGCGGCAACGTCGTCAAGTGGAACGGCGGCACGACAGCAACGGTGACATGGAAGTCGAAGGTTTTCGGTGCCACCGGGCCGATGAACCTCGGCGCTGCACGCGTACTTGCCACCGCGTACCCCGTGACGCTGAACGTGTACGACGCCGAGACCAGCACACTAATCGCAGCGCGCACAATCGCGAATGCCGAGCCGACTCGACTCCCGAATGGAAAGCTGTACAACCAGTTCCAGTTCGAGGTGGTGTTCCCCTCGTCGACGTCGGTGAAGTTCGTCGCCGTGGCTGAGACGCTCGCCGAGCTGTCGGATACCTGATCATGGCGACGCTGACCAAAGTCGCGCCGAAACAGTCGTTGCAGGTGCCGGCCGATGCGCCCCCTGGCGTTGCCCAGTTTCTGACCGGCATCAAAGAATACGTCGACCAGATCCAGGGCAACGCCCGCGCGCCGCACGATCGCGTGCCGACGCTGCGCGAGCTGGCGGAAGCCGGCCTCGTCACCCTGAATACGAAGAACGGCTACGCGACAATCGACGGCACCCTGAGCAAGGACGCCGTGGCGTCAGTCATCAAGACCGCGAACAGCCTCGGGCTGACGACCGGGACGGGCACCGGCACCGGCACGACGGGCACCGGTACGACAGGCGTGGCGCTGCCAACGACCCCATCGGGCTTCACGGCCGTCGGAGCGTTTACGAACGTCATCCTGTCATGGGACGCTGCGGCATACGCCGGGCACGACTACACCGAGATATTCCGCAGCACGACCTCGACATTCACAGCGGCGGTCTCGGTACAGTCATCGAAGTCGTTCGTGTTCACTGACCCAGTTGGGCCGAACGTCACGCGCTACTATTGGATCCGGTTCGTCAATTCAAACGGGGTAGCCGGTACAGTCGTCGGCCCGGTAAGTGCGACGACGGCGCTGATCGACGGCGCTACGCTGGCGCTTGGTTCCGTCGACACTAGCGCGCTCGTGTCCGCGCTCCAGTCCCGTATCGACTTGATTGATGCAGCTGCTGCCGTCTCGGGCAGCGTCAACGCGCGCCTCCTGGCAGACGCTAACGCAGCCGCTGCCGCGCTCGCTACTGAGGTTTCCGATCGGTCGACCGGCGACGCGGCGCTTCAGACTCAGATCGACACGCTGGCCGTCATGGCCGGTGGCGATACGCCGACGATTCTCGCCGCCATCAGTACGGAGCAGACCGCGCGCATCGCTGCGGATGCGGCCGAAGCGGCGGCCCGCACGACGATGCTGGCACAGCTGACTGGTGGTTACACCGGTACTGACGTCACGCTGCTGACGACGGGACTGATCTACAACGAGAGCGTCGCCCGCGCGTCAGCCGACGCCGCCGAGGTGTCGGCCCGCTCGGCACTGTCCACGACAGTCACGACGAACTACTCCACACTCAACGCCGCAATCACGAACGAGGCATCGCTCCGGACTACGGCCGACAGCTCGCTCGCGACTTCGATCTCGAGCGTATCAGCTACGGCCTCGGGCAAGAACAAAGTGTTCGTGCAGAGTGGCACACCCACGGCGACGTCTACTGCGGACCTGTGGATTGACACCGGGCACGGTAATCTCCTGAAGTACTGGAACGGTACTGCGTGGACGGACACCGACGATACCCGCATCGCGACGAACGTCGCGGCGATTGCCACCGAGACCAGCGCCCGCGTCAGTGGCGACGCCGCGAACGCGTCGTCTATTACGACGATCGACGCGCGAGTGACGACCGCAGAGAGCAACATCGTAACGAACGCGGCCAGTATCAGTACGGAGACGACCGCGCGGGCGAGTGCCGATACGGCCATCGCGTCCACGATCACGACCTTGACCGGCCGAACGACAACGGCCGAGACGAACATCACGACGCTGTTCAGTACGACCGGCACGCAGGCGACGGACATCACGACGCTATACGCGACGACGGCCGGGCATACCTCGTCGATTTTGACGCAGGCCGCCACGCTCACGGCGCTCGGCGGGCAGTACACAGTCAAGATCGAGGCAGGCGGCCGAGTAGCCGGATTCGGCCTTGCCAACACGGCGGCCGACGCGGTCGGCTCCGTGTTCGCGATTGTCGCCGACGCGTTTTACATCGCGCCCGTAGGCGGATCCTCGACCGGCGCCGCCGCGTTCGCGTACTACTCAGCCCCAACGACGATCAATGGCGTGGCGGTTCCGGCGGGCCTGTACCTGTCGAACGCGTTCATCAGCAACGGCGCGATCGCGAACGCCCAGATCGGCGTGGCAGCAGTCGATACCGCCAAGATCGCCGACGCTGCGATTACTGTCGCCAAGATTGCTGATGCGACAATTACCGCCGCGAAGATCGCCGATGCGACGATCACTACGGCGAAGATCGCCTCCGCGGCCATCACGTCTGCGCTCATCGCCGACGCATCTATCACGACAGCGAAGATTGGCGACGCGTCGGTTAGCACCTTGAAGATCCAGGGCAACGCCGTGACCGTTCCGTCATCGGCGTACGTGTATACGGCGATCGCTCCGACGTCGTCACTGCCACCAGGGCACTCGATTGGCTACAACGACGGCACCTACACGTACGCGCTGGTCCCGAATTTCGCCCTGACTGCGTGGTATGACGCCGCGTCCGTGACAGTGGTGTCGAGCGGCCAGCGCCAGAATATCTGGTACCGACTGAACGCGTTTGTCAGCGTCGTCCCCGGCGGCGGCGATGTCGACCAGGTCGTGTGGCGCGTCGTGCGGAACAACGGGATCTTGGACGTCGAACTCACCGGATCGCGGAACCGTATCGTCGCCGATAGCGCGGACACGCGACTCCAACCCGTCGTCGACAAGTGGCGCGGAACGATCATGGTCGACGACACGCCGGTAGCCGGGACGTACACCTACAAGCTGCAGGTGGCGACGGACACGCACGCCGCGTCCCCTTCGGACATGTACTTCAGCGACGCCGGCATCATGGTCATTGAAACGAAGAGGTAATCGAAATGGCATTTTTCGTGGTCTGTAATCCTGACGGCATCGTCGTGCGTGGTGGGCAGGTGCCGGATTCGGACTGGGTTCCCCTCCAGGCGCACGGCTCGGGCGAGACGGCGTATGAGGTCGACCGCCAGTACGAAGACTGGAAGTACCGCATGGTCGACGGCGTCCTGACCACGATGTAGCAGCCCCAGTTCCGGGGCCTCAGGCTACGACTTCCCACCACTGCAGGAGTCTGTATGACTGGTAATTCAGCGGGCGACGCCCTGGCTGTCGTCGCATTCTTCGGTCTGGCGTTCTTTGTCTGGCGCCTGATCTCCGGCCCAAGCAAGCGCCCGGACCTCACCGGCCCGCCCGATACGACCGGTGAACCGCCCAAGACCCTCCCGGACGACTACGTCTCGTGAGCGACCTTGGAATTGACCCCGCCGCCGCGTGCCGAGCGGCCCGGGTCTTATTCACTGACGCCACCATCCGAACGCCGATCAGTGCGACGTTCGATCTCGCGCAGCTGTATGCCCTGATGATCATGATCGAGACGGGAAAAGTCAGGCTTGTCAAGCCCGACGAGCAGCCCCCAGAGGCGTGAGCTAGGGTCACAGGACCCGTAATTTCCCGACTGGGAGCTAGCTCCGCTCATGAACTTTGAAGGCGTATGGACGCAGGGCGACACCCCCGGAGAGAACCGCCTACTCGTATCGGCGCGCGATCTCTCCGAGAACGCCGCGACTTCATTCAATCCCGCGATCAACGCGCGCCTCGCGGCGTTGCGCAATCCGGGGGCGGAGAAGGGCGCCTCTGCGACTCGAGCGGCGGCCGACGCTGCTCAGCGTACGGCTGTCCCGGCCCAGAACGGCGTCGGCCGCGGCCCGTCACTCGCTGGCCTTGTCACTCGGGCTGGCGCGCTCGCGCGTGTGTCGTCGTTCGGGGATCAGGCGGTCGAGAAGCAGAACCTGCAGGACCGGATCGCGATGCTGCGCGGCGCGCGCGGTATCCGAAACAACTCGTACACCGGCCAGCAGCAGATCGCCGAAAACGAAGCGATGCTAGCGCGTTCGCAGATCGAAGCGAACACCATCACGAAGAACGCACAGGCGAACATGTGGGGCAGCATGGCCGGCGCGGCGGTCGGGTACGGCGTAAACGCGTTCAACCAGCCGGGCTGGAATGCAGACCCTAAGTACGCGCAGCAGCTGTCGACGTACTCACCGACGATCAACGGCGGACCGACGCTGAACAGCTCGGGGCTTGATTGGATGAACGACGTGACCGCTACGCCGATGATGAAGCCCGCGGTCAGCTACTCGCCACAGGCGTTCAACACGATGGTCGGCTAATGACTAACTTCTTCACCGAGAACAAGAACACGTACTTCGGCTCGGACGCGCTGCACTCTGGCGAGAGCGCGCTGCGCCAGTTCACCTACAACAGCATGACCGATTATACCAATCGGTTTAAGGCGCTGGAGTCGTCGATTTCTAAGCCGGTCGACGTCGAGCAGATGCGGACCGATGCGTCGACGCGCGCGCGGGCCGCGTACAGCGGGACGACCGACCAGATGGCTCGCGCCCGTACAAACCTCGACATGGGCGCGCGCGGCGACCAGATCTCTTCGGAGAAGCGCCGGGTCGGGCTCGCCCGCGCGATCTCGGACGTGGACGCGCAGAACCGCGCGATCACCAGCGGACGGGCGATGACGAAGGACGCACAGTCGAGCGCGCTCGATATGTACGGCAGCGACCTCAGTACGGCGCGCTCGCTGATGTCGTCGGTGGCGGCGGCTGAAGCAGGTCGCGACTCGGCTGCTCGAATTGCCTCGGCTCAGCAGTCCGCCGCAGACGACCAGATGGTCGCTTCGGTGTTCGGCGCGGCGGTGAGTGCGATCTCAGATCGCCGCCTCAAGAAGCACATCCGCCGTATCGGTTCGCTGCCGAGCGGCCTGTCGGTCTACGAATACAGCTACGTCTGGGACGACGCCAAGCACGTTGGCGTCATGGCCGACGAGGCGCGCGAGCTGTTCCCTGACGCGGTCCACACGATGGCGTGCGGCTACCTGTGCGTCAACTACGCGGGGATCCAGTAATGCCGAGCACGTTCAATTCCTTCGGCGAAGGGATGATGCAGGGTTTCAATCTGGTCGACACCGTGTTCGCCCGTCGGCAGCAGCTCTCCATGCAGAAGCAGGAAATGGAGATGCGGCAGCGCCAGGAGGCGCGAGTCGAGTCGAAGTGGAACGAGGACCAGCTGACGACCGGCGTCGATCGCATCCAGCGCGCCGCCTCGCTCGAAGCGCAGCGCTTTGGTGGCGACATCTCAAAGCTGCCGGAAGACCGACAGAAGTTCTACCATGACCAGCTCGACTCGCTAGTCAATACGCACGGCACACTGCAGGAATCTGATGCCTTCAAGAACGGAGGCACGGAATCGACACTCGCGGCGTATAGCCCGTCGTTCGCCGCACAGGCGAAGGACACCATGCTCTCGGATACCGAGAGCCGACTCGCGCGCTCGCAGGTTACGCAGGAGCAGCAGCCCGCTCCGCAAGCCCGGGCAGCGACCTCGTCGCTCCCGAACCAGCCGCTGTTCCGCCAGCCAGCCCCCGCAGCAGCTGCGCCCAGCGGCGTGCAGCCGACTGCTCCCGCTGCTGGTCCGCCCCCCGCGAAGCCAGTCGCCGTTCCTGCCCCCGCCCCGCAGCAGCCGCCTAGCCCGCACCCGGGCGGCGACTTCCTTTCGCAGACGGCGGGGGCCGACAACTCGGACACCACGCATGCGGTTACCCCGCTCGGCCGCGCTGCGGAGGCTGTCGGTGACGTCGTCTCTACCATCGACGGCCTTCCTCGGCAGTACGCGAAGAAGGTGCTCGGACTGATCGGCGACGCCGGCGACGCAGTCTCCCGACTCACGAAAGTCGGCGCGTCGGACTTCACGGCTATGCTCGACTCGGACGATAAAGGGCACGGCCGCGCGATGCGAGAGTACGCGCGCCGAGAGCCGGCTGCTGCTGCAAAGGACTACGTTACGGCGCGCGCCGAGATGACGCCTGCCCAACTCAAGCAGCTCGACCCTGTGATGCGCCCAGTGCTGACCGGCCAGCTCACGGCGCTGCACGCTGCGTACGATAAGGATATTCGCAACTTCGGTGTCGCGGCGCAGATCTCGGCCACGAACGCCGCGCTGAGCGACATGGAGGCGAAGCACACAGTCACGACGGCGCTCGGCTTTGACAAGAGCAAACCGATCCCCGTCAGCGACGCGCTCGTCGCCAAAGTCAACCCGGCCGCAGCCGCAGCGGCCCCGCCGTTCCAGTCGCCTGACTCCAAAGTCGGCCTCGCGCGCAACAGCGTCCTGGCGCAGAGCGCGGCGAACCTCGCTGCTGCCAATCGCCCCGCGCCGACCGCGGCGACAACCCCCTCCAGCCGCACGCTGGCGCTGCGCGCGCCGCAGTCGGCCGCAGTCCAGAACGGCTACGCCGCACCCGACATGCCGGCGCCGGCAAGCCCGACCCAAGCTGCGCCACAGAAGCCGCCAACGATCTCGGCGCAGGCGCTCAACGATGCCGATCTCCTGTTCCGTAACAAGCGACTGAATGTCGAGCAGTACCAGCACTTCCTGCGCACCGGGACGCTTGGCCCCGACGGCATGGACGTCCTCAGCAAGTTCAAGCCCGACGAGGTGTTCACGTACTTCGACGG